TAATTCCTTCTGTCTTTTTCTAAACTCTGTTGTTGACGTTAATTAAATAGCAAGTTTGTAAAGTCATGCTGAAATTGCAAACTATTCTCTTTTATGTTAAAACTGCTAGGTAATTCTGAATAAAAACTCACTTGTAAAAAGTTGTTTTGTGTTAGTTTTTTGTAAAAATAAGGGTCGTTGCTTAATGCTTGGTATTTGTACTCCTCACATAGTCTTTCAAGTGTTTCAAAAAAAGAGGAGTTAAGTGCCTTCATACCTGTTAGCAAGGGGTCGCTAAACAAAGCTATTTCGTTTTTAGGTGTAAAATTTTCATATTCTTTCAGTTTCTTAAAGTAGCGGTTCACACATGGTAAACTACCACCATTAACACCCGTTATAGACGTGTAGACTTCACAGAAACCATAGTTTTTATTGTGTATTAGTCGTGTAGTAATTGTTGCTACCGTTGAATATCGTTTACTAGATATATTGGCTTGCTCCTTAATAATAACATTGTAGTCATTTCCATCTAATTCTGATGCTGATGTATTTCGTACTTCTAATAAAATCGTTGCCATAATTAGTTTCCCTTTTGTCTTATCTAAACTGTGGATTTCCTTTCTTCCACTCTTTAATCATACAACGATTAGCATTGATTGTCAACCCTTTCTATTTAATTTATTTTAAACTCATTCAAAAAGATGAGGCTTGTTTTTTATTGACAAAAGCGGTAATATGTAGTAAGGAAAAATCTAACATCGATTTTAAAAAGTAAAGGAGCATTAAATATGCCACCGTGGCAAGATGTTTACGGAAAAGAAGCTAAAGAGTTCGCCATTCACTTGTTCCAAGACGGACTAAAGGCGGTTGAAGTGGTTGAACGCATGAGGGTGAAGTACCCTTCATTCACAAGGCAAACACTAAGCTACTGGGCAATCCATGACCCAGACGGTTTCGGGCTTGTATACCGCAATAGCATCGCCACAGTGGCACAAAGAACGCTAGCACAGACATTTGACCAGTTTGAGGATATTTACGTTAAGACACAAGAAGCACTAGCTGGCGGTGATGGTATCGCCACAGATAAGGACGGCAAATTGGATTCTGCTCACTTCGCTGGCTTGCGGTTGCTTTCTGAAATCACCAACAACCAAATGAAGGGTGCTACTATGACCCTAGCAAGAATTGCCAAGAGAGAGTACGGCGATAACATCAAGGCGGTACATGAATTTGAGAATGCCCCACTTGTAGAGCTTGTGGTTACTAAGCCTGTAGCAGACGGCTTGGCTGGTTTGGAAAAACTGCAAAATGGCGGTGATTGATTCGTGGCTTGTGCAGTGGCTGATGCAGTCCAAAGCCCGATACAAAGTCGTATGGGGTGGTCGTGGAGGCGGTAAGTCAATAGCCGTAGCAGACGCTTTAATCACGCTAGCAACACAGCGAAAAATAGGGGTGCTTTGTTGTCGGGAAACCAAGGGTTCAATGGATGACTCCGTACACACGTTGCTATTAGAGCGAATGGAAGCACTGGGCTTCTCAAGCCTTTTCACTTCCACCAATGAAGGCATTAACTGCAAAAACGGTAGTTTTTTTAAATACAAAGGCTTACTTGACAGGGGCGTGCAAGCGGTTAAAGGGGTGCAGGGTATCACCCACTGCTGGATTGAAGAAGGGCAGTGTGTTAGCTCGTATTCGTGGGAGATTTTGAAGCCGTCCATCCGTGGTATGGCTCAAGCCAAAGAGCAAGCGATAAAAAACGCTCCTGAAATATGGGTTTCAATGAACCCCGAACTTGAAAGCAACGCAATTTACAGCGACTTCTTTAATAAAAGTGGGTATATTGATGTAGAAGCCCCCGAAAACGCTAGAATACAGTACCATCAAGCCGATAACGCCTTACTAATCAAGGCTAACTGGGATAGCAACCCCTATTTCCCCGGTATTCTTAACGAGGAACGGCTGCGTTGCTTGCGAAACAATCCGCAGGGGTACGACCACATCTGGGAAGGTGCTTGTCGTGTCAATAGTGATGCGGTTGTTTTTAAAGGGAAATATAAAGTTGAAGCCTTTAAGCCTCTTGATTCATGGGGACAGCCCTACTACGGCTTGGATTTTGGCTTTAGCAATGACCCACTAGCCTTTGTTAAGTGCTACGTTTATAGTGATTGTTTATACATTGATGCTGAATTTTACCGAACTAAAATTGAAATTAACGATATTGTTGGTGCTATTAAGTCAGTCGACCCTGTTGCCGTTAATCGCCCTGTGTTGGCTGATTCTGCGCGCCCTGATTTAATCAGTTACCTTGTTCGCAACGGTATGCCGTTTGTTAAGGGCGTTAAAAAAACGGTGGGGTCAAAAAACTACATTCAAGATTCAATAGCGTTTCTGCTTAATTTCAAGCAAATAATCATACAGCCCCATTGTACGAATGCCATTAAGGAATTTAGCACTTATTCCTACAAGACAGACCGCTACACAAATGATATACTTAGTAAATTAGAAGATGCCAATAACCATTTGATAGATGCTATACGTTATGCGTTAAATGAGTTAATGGTGCATGACGGCAATTATTGGTATCTGTTCGACCGCATAGGAGATGACTTAAATGAGACTTTTTAACTGGTTCAATCGGGACAGCAAGCCCGTTGTGGAAGCCCCCAAAGCAACCAACTACGACGGTATCCAGAATGCCGTTACTGGCGTGGGTAGCTTCTTCGACGCTGGGAGGTTCCACACGTTCGGCGTACAGGCGTTGGGACAAATAGAGCTTGAGAACTACTACAACGGCAGCGGTATTGCCCGACGTATCGTTGATATGTTGCCCGAGGACGCACTACGGTATGACTTGGAAACTACTGGGGAAGAGCTTTACGTTGAAATGAAGCGGTTAAATTTCATTGAAAAACTAAAGGAACTATCAAAAAAAGCACGCTTGTACGGCGGTGCGGTAATGCTCATGCTGGCGATGGACGGACAGGAAGACATGGGGCTTGCACTCAATGAAGGCAGCCTAAAAAGCATTGAGGAGCTGGTAATCTTCACCAAAGACGAAATAAACAGTTACGAAATGGAGCTTCAGACCGATATTACACAGCCCGATTATGGGAAGTATTACTACTACACTTTCAGTACCAAAGGCGGTGGGCTTCTAAAGGTTCACGCAAGCCGTGTGCTTAGGCTTGATGGGGATTATAACGCAACCACTCGTGGGACGGACTACGAGTGGGGCAATAGCGTGTTGCAGAAGGTGCATGAACGCCTAGCGGTTTACTTAATGGCTACGAAGTTCATTGATAAATTGTGTAGCGACTATAAAGAAAAAACGTTTGCAGTTAAAGGGCTTATTGAGTTAATCGCACAGGGGCGTTGGTCTGATTTGCAGAAACGGATGCAGATTGTAAGCCGTGGGCAATCGATGCTTAACATGACTTTGGTAGATGCAGACAATGAGAAGATAGACACAAAGATAAGCAATGTTAGTGGTTACGACAAGTTGATTGATAAGTCGGCAGAGGCGGTAAGTGCAGACGTTGGGATGCCTGTTAGTTTGTTGTTTGGGAGGTCTCCTGCTGGGATGAATGCCACAGGGGAAGGGGACAAGGAAATTTGGCACGCACAGGTAAAATCGTACCAGACAAGCGTTTTACAGCCGTTAATTGAACGGTTTGTTTACCTCTTAAGTTTACAAAGTGAATGGACTAACAAACCGAAAGAATTTACATGGGAATGGGCAAATTTAGAACAATTAAGCGACTTGCAGGAAGCCGATTTACGGTGCAAGCAAGCCCAAGCCGATAAGATTTACATTGACGCAAACGCCGTTGAGGCACGGTATGTGTTTGAAAAACGGCACGATGGGGGCTACAATACCAATTTAGGCTTCACTGAAGAAGAGTATAAGGCTTGGTTAGTGGCTAACCCACCAGAGCCAAAGGTTGAGGCTAACCAAGTGCCTGATAATCAAACTAAACAAAACAAATCTAATAAAGTTGTTTAGCTAAAGTAGTTGTTTTTTAATAGGCTATAAGCTATACTTATTTTGAATAGCTATAATTATAGGGGTAGACTATGCAAACTAGGTTTGACCGCTCAAATTTTAAGATTAAACAAACGCCTGAAGGGTATTTGGCTGGTGATGCGATTGTTACCAGAACTGGTGTTTTTGAGTACATGAACGCCGACGGAACAAAGCGTTTAGAATTGCGTCATCCTGATGATGTTTTAAAACCTGAAAGCCTGAAGACACTTGAATTAAAGCCAGTTACCAATGACCATCCTAACGAATCGGTGAATATCAACAATGCCGATAAATACAGCGTTGGGTCAATCGGTGAGACAATTACCGTTGATGGTGGTAATATAGCAGTAAAGTTTACAGTTACTAACAAAGATGCAGTAAAAGACATACAAAGTAAACGCAAGAGGGAGTTAAGCCTTGGCTACAACCTTGATTTAATTCCTGAAAATGGCGTTTACGAGGGGCAACCGTATACCCACAGGCAAACCAACATTCGCTATAATCATTTAGCGATTGTGGAACGTGGTAGGGCGAAAGTTGCTAAAATAAACATGGACGGTTCAGCCGTGCAGGTGGTGGTAGAAGAAGCAGAGGAGGTTTTCTCTATGGAAGCCAAGTTACAAACGCTTCATGTTGATGGGTTTGAACGAACTGCATCACCTGAAGTAGTTAAACACCTTGAAAAGCAAGAGGCTTTACGCCTTGATGCTGAAAAGGCACTAGTTGAAGCTAAAGCAAACGTTGATTCGTTGCAAGCTAAACTAGACGAAACGGTAAAGTTAAAAGCGGAAGCGGAAGCAAAGGTAAACACCGATGCTATTGCTCAACTGGTAAGTAAACAAGTTGAATTACTGAACAAAGCTAGCCGTGTGATTAACACGGATGCGTTGATTGGTAAGACTGCTCGTGAAATTCAGGAAGCCGTTGTAAAAGCAAAAAACAAAGACACCGATTTTACAGGGCGTTCTGATGATTATGTTTCTGCTCGGTTTGATGCGATTATCGAAGCCTTACCATCCAAAGATGAGGAAGCACTCAATAAACAGCGTCAACAGTTACAGTCGATTAACACGGATTCCAAGACTGTTGTTAAGAATTTGGCTGAAGCCTATAACGAAAAATTCCACGGAGGTAATAAGTAATGGCACAATTATCTTATTCAATCGGGCATACCGCTAAAATGCTTGGTAGTATTGCAGATTTAAACAACGTTGATATTGAGGCTTGCATTGCAGAAGGTAACTTACCTTTTGGTATCGGTGTTGTTCAAGGTTCAAGCGATAGACAAGCCAAGTTGTGTGTAGCTGGTTCTGCTCCTCTTGGTGTGGTTGTTCGTGGGCAAGGTCATCCTAACGACCAAGTAGAAGATGTGCTAAGTGGGCAGAAAATTGGTGTTATGCGTAAAGGCAGAGTTGTTGTAGAAGCAACTGGAGCAGTAGCCAAAGAAGCCCCTGCATACATGATTGTTACCGTTGGTGCTACGCAAGGTAAGTTTACCGCAACCGCTGGTTCTAACTTGCTTGTTGGTAAGTTTGCAGAAACTATTAGTGGTGCTGGCAACGTTATTGTTAATTTAGACTTGTAGGAGATGCACTAAATGAACGCATTTAACATGGATGCTAATACTACGGTGTATTTAAGCCGTGAATTAGAGCGTATTAAGTCAATGACTTATGACGTAAAGTACGGTGCATTAAGAGCCGCAGAGATTTTTCAGTTTGACACTGAATTACAGCCATATGATGAGACCATTACTTATGAGCAGTACGATGCTACTGGTATTGCTGACTTGGTAACAAACTATTCTACCGACTTGAGAACTGTTGATGTTAGCATGAAAAAGTTTACCTCTCAAGTTTTCGCTATCGGTTTAGCTTACACGTTTAACATTATGGATGTAAAACGTAATGCCATTGCTGGTACGCCATTGCAAACTAGAAAAGCCTTACAAACACGGCGTGGCATTGCTGAAAAGCACGACCGCTTGTTTTGGTTAGGCGATTCTGTTGCTGGTATTGTTGGTTTGTTGTCTAATGCCAACATCCCTAATGCCGTTGTTGCGACTGGTACTGGTGGTACTACTTGGCTAACCAAAACAGCTGAAGAAATTGTGGCGGATTTATCAAGTGCAGTATTAGGTATTAAAACCCTTACTAAAGGCATTGAAAAACCTAATTTGCTTTTGTTGTCTGAAAGCCGTTTGGAGCTGATTCGCACTAAGCGTAGCACTTTGGCTGGTGGTTTGTTAGGTAGAACTGTTTTAGAGATTTTCAAAACAGATTATCCTGAAATCCGTGTAGAAGGCGTTGAGTTTTTAGCTGGTCAATTCCAAGGTGGAGCAGAAGGTTTTATTTTAGGCACTAACGACCCTATGGCAATTCAACTTAAAGCACCTATTGTTTATGAAGAGTTGCCAGTGCAAACAAACAACTTAGCCTTTAAAGTGCCTGCTATTGGTACTAACGGCGGTGTTGCAGTTTACTACCCATTAGCTTTTACTAAAAAGTACGGTATTTAAAGGGGGGTTAATTGTGCCGATTGTAAAATTAAACCAATTATCTCCTTACCAGTTATGCGGTGTTTTGTTGCTTCCTGATGAGAACAACGTTTCAGACGCTGACTATTCTGTTTTAAATAGCCAATCTGGGTTTTTAAACGATGTAGCTAACGGTTTGATTGAAATCTTGGAAGCTCCTAAAGCTCCTAAAAAAGAAGGTAAGTAAATATGACAGCCCCTAGTCCGATTATGTTAATTGAAGCACTTAGTAATGGTAGTGTCTGCATTGCAGATACCAAGGTTGCTACGTTTGTTCAGTTGGCAGAATTGAGAGTAGGGGCTACTTTTTGCCCTGATAAACGCAACTATTTAGTGGCATACCTAGCGTTGCATATGTACACGATGGGTAGTAGAAACGGTGATAGTGGGTTTATAACAGGGCGTACCGAAGGTGATTTAAGCATTAGATACAACGATAATCAGACGACTTTAACCCAAGGTGATAGCTTGGATACAACCACTTACGGCAAATTGTACAAAGAATTATGCAGAGAGTGCGTTGGTACTGCTATAGGTAACGCTTACGAATGATGGGCTATACTAAAAGCATTAAAGGTAGCCATGATGGCATTTTAGACCTTGTTAATAACTTACCAAAACACACCATTAAAGCAGGTGTATTGGAAAGCAACAACCCTATAGGTGCAAATGGTATACCAGTAGCAGAATATGGTTTAGCCAACGAGTATGGTACTGATAGAATACCTGCAAGACCGTTTATTGGTTCAACAGTAGATGAACAACAAGGATTATGGTTAGATACGGTTGCCAAAAAAGCCCCTGATATTTGCACAGGGAAGGTATCAATAAATACAGTTGTTGATACGCTGGGCAAAAAAATAAAGGTTGCCATTAAAGACCAGATAAAGTTTATTAGCATACCTAAGAATGCCCCTGAAACGGTAGAAAAAAAAGGTTTTGATGACCCACTGATTGATACAGGTTTAATGCTAAACACGATTGATTATGAGGTTGATAGCCAATGATTTTTAGAAGACCGCTGAAAGTAACACGCAAACTAGCTGGTGAATATAATGAAGCTGGAAAATGGGTTGATGGTGCAGTTTCCAAGGTTCTTACCATACAGGCAAGTGTTCAACCGTTGAATGGTGCGGACGTGAAGACCCTACCAGAAAACCGTAGAAGCGTTGAAAGTTACTGTTTATATACAAACACCAAGCTAACAATTTTAAACGAGGTTGTAGGGCAACGTGGCGATAGAGTTGTAATAAACGGTGCGGAGTATGAAGTAGTTAGTTGTGCTAATTGGCAGAACAATGTTATAAACCATTACAAATATGTTGTGCAGAGGGTTTTATAATGGAATGGCTATACAATGAGCTGATACCATACTTTGCAGATTTAACAGGGGTACAAGTTGTACGCCCTTTTCAGAATACCCCTGCTCCTAATGGGCGGTACTGTACATTAAAAGTAAGTTCTATCGTTAATCGGGATTTTAACATCCCACTGGGTACAAGCCTAACCAATCAAACTAAAATTAGACGCATCTTTGATTTTACTGTTACTATTAACTGCTACGGTATTAACAATCAGATTGAAACAGCGGAAAGTTTAGCAGAGTCTATTTTTGATGGTTTGGAGAATGCAACAAAACGCCACTTACATTTTACGGAAGATATTAGTTATAAAAGAGTAGTACAACCATCTACAGATATTAGTGCAATTATTGGAGGACAGTATCAACCAAGATTTGTTTTAGCTTTAGGGTTTGAAGCAAGTAAAGAAATAGTGTATACTGAAAGTACTATAGAAACTGTTGAAATTGACGGTAATGTTGGTGGTAATTTAACTGAAACAACGATTACTTATACTTATTAACCTTTGGGAGATTTATTAAATGGCAGACCAATTAGTAGAAGATGCAATACAGGTTATTATTACAAGGGATACTACAGTAGTAGAGCGTTCTAGCTTTGGTGTTCCTTTGTTTATTGGTGAAACAGTATTATCCCCTGTTATCCGTGTAGCTACTTATTCTTCATTAGATGAAGTTAAAGTAAAATACACTGCTGGCACTGAACCTGAATACCTAGCTGCTCAAGCCTTCTTTTCTCAAGGTGGCAATGCTAAGAAGTTCAAGATTGGCTATAAAGCAAGTGGTGAAACCTACACGCAGGCACTAGATGCCATTCGTGCGGTTGATAATGGTTTTTATGCTGTTACGATTCAATCTACAGATAAAACGGTACAAACAACGTTTGCAACAACGATTGCTGGTTATGCTGGTAAAAAGATTGCCTTCTTTCGTTCAGATGATGCCGATATAATTAACGGTGCAGTTTCTACTGATGCTTCTAGCGTTATTAAAGCAACCAATAACGATTACGTTGGTATGTTTTACCATACAGGCGTTTACAAAGTTGGTAGAACTAACGGTCTATTCCCTGAAGTAGCTTTGTTGGCACGGTGCTTAACGATTCCTGAAACCAACACAACCGCCCCCGGCTCGAACAACTGGGTTAATCAACAGTTAGTTGGTATTACAGGCGATATTTTAAGCACTACGGTAGTTGGTGTTTTAGAAAATAAAAACACGGTATTCTTTAGAGGTTCAAGCAATGCTAATATTGTTGCTAGAACAGGTGGCGGTAAAGTATTAGGTGCTGAATGGATAGATGTTATCCACGGCGTAGCATGGCTAGAAAGCCGTTTGGCTGAAAACGTATACGATTTAATCACGAGCAAAGCTGACAGAAACGAAAAAGTACCTTATACCGAGGCTGGTATTGCTTTGGTTGAGGAACGAGTACGGTATACGCTTGAACTTGCTGTTAAGACTGGCTTCTTAGCTTCTTACACTGTTACTGCTATCGCTATTGGTGATACTCAAGCGGTTGACCGTGCTAATCGGATTCTTAAAGGTGTTACATTTGAAGCACGGCTTGCTGGTGCTATCAATAAAGGGTTAATTACTGGCGTTGTAAGCGTCTAGGGAGGGTTAATTCAATGACTGGAACTTATTCAAACGATGCTACAAAACATACGCTAGTATTAGGTGGCTTCCCTATGGGTGGATTTGCCGATGGTGGTGAACCTATGTGGACACCCGACGGTGATAGTGCATCCGCTTCTATTGGTGCTGATAACTTTACAACGGTTAATACTTTGCCTTACTTGGCTACTATCACTTTTACATTAAGTGCTGGTAGTCCTTCAGTAACGGCATTGGGGGCGTTATTCCCTAGCTTTAAAGGGTCTCAACCATTTCTTTTTAAAAACGGTAGCAATGG